TCTTCATCTGTATATTGATGATCGGTCTCAATGCTGTCGCTCATGTCTTTCTCTTGTGTTGCGACCTTTGAGAACAAAGCTTGTTGAGATAAATTTATTTCAATTCCGCCTTGTTTAAGAGTTAAAACTCCCTCATTTCGCATTAATTTGATTAATTTTTTTAACTTTTTGAAATCTGAATCCATATAATGCTCAAACGTCCCAAGAAGGGCGCCCCGACGCGAATTGAACGCGCATCGCTCCGAATATGGCCCTAAAACGGAGCTACTCTGCCTTTGAGTTACGGGGCGATCCTTTATCTTGAAAATAATTCGCTTAACAATTTATGTCTTTTAGCTTTTCTCTCTTCGTCGCTTTCAGCTTGATACTCGAATTCTGTCTCATGTTTTTCGCCAAGGTGAGGATAAACATGCTCAGGACTTTCTACTGCAAACATCTCAGCACGCTCGAGATCTTCGTGGTGCATGTTCTCTTCTTGCATACGGATTGCTGATGCAGGATTTTCTTCGATCATGCCGCCTTTGAACTTCTTTTGCGCAGCGCGTTTAATTGCGTAAGCAATTGCTAAAGCTTGTTTTTGAGGTTTTCCATGTTCCATTTCCGTCGCAATGTTTTTAGAAAACGATTTTTCAGACTTCCCATGGATTAAAGGCATTATTCCATTCCCCCATACTCTTCATGCTCAGCTTCCACATGCGGCATCATCTCTAACAATTCAAAAGCTTCTTCAAAGGCTTTAGCCATAGCGACAGGCTCTTTACGCTCAATTGCGTGCAAGAATTCCATCATGCACATTTTAAGCGCATAGGACTCATGGTCGTCTTCCATCATTTTAATTTCGCCGCCAACGGCCATGCTTGGACCGTTTTGGCGTTGCATTACTAGCCCCGCCATTTTCTTTTTTTGCAAAAAAGGTAACATTTTGGAGTCTCCTATCAATGTTTTGTTGTCTTTTATTAACATTTCAATGATTTTAATTAAGCAAAATGTGTCGCTTGCCTCTCAAATTGCGTCGTGGCTGACGTCAAGAGCACTCGCTTGCGGGAGATGGAAATTTGTGAGGCATTTAAGAAATCTTAACTGACACTAACGAAAATTTTTGAATTTATAATTTTTTTTACATTGTTAACAATTTTTAACAATTTACAAATGGCAAAAAAAACCCCAGGTTTTGATGGATCGCATCTCTGACCTGGGGTATAGTTTTAATTGTCCCTATTAAAACCGTATTGTTTTTTACGATTTAAATTATCTTATAATAATTCGTAAAAATCAATACTGTTTTAATAGGGTTTCACGGAACCGCGTAATAGTTTCACAAACAAGGCGCGGTGTCGTGTGTTGCTCTACTTGTTGTAGATAAATAATATCTTACAACACATAGCGCAACAAAACAACCGGAGATTTAGCCGCAAGGGCAAACCCAGAGACACCAATATTATCATAAGTGATAATGTAAATGACAAAGGTGTACAGGAAGCGAATTCTCCGCAGGAATGGACGTAAGAGCCAAACCAAGCTTCGGTTGTTGACTAAAAAACTTCGTCGTAATGGGATTCGTGTACCTTGCTTCTGCGAAGCAAATCAAAGCAGGGTACGGGGAAAAACCATAATTTTAATGATTTATCTTTCTACGCTAACGCCCGATCCGTGGTTGTTCATCACCGAGGCTGGGACCTCCTGTCCCAGGCCTTCGGCTTCCCTCGATGATGCCTTGGAAGTGGAGATTTCTGTATTTAATTTTAATTAAAATCGGGTACAAGGATGCAATCTAACCTTGATTGATGGACATCTGACGCGAAACTGAGGAAGAGCAGTCAAGGTTAGACATCTTCCAATTTTTCCCAATAACTATTAGCTTCTTCTTCAATTCTTCGCTTCTCTTCTGATAACCAGTCAGGTTCACCATATTTAGCAACTTTAACTTCGGGCGACCAAGTATAAGCTGGAGACTCTTTAAATGCATAGAGTACAGCGTCGATAATATCACTATGATAGTTATCTCTGATTGCTATCCGATCAGGAGTAGATCGTTCCCAATCAATCTGTACTCGCATTGAGTCTTCAACAAACTGACTTGTTTTCTGAGCTTTAAATTTTCCCTGTCTTAAATAATCATTCAAAAATGCAGCGTTTTCCTGCTTTCGAGCTTTATCAGCAGCAGTGACAGGGATTTGTTTTCTGCGCCTTAATTCTTCAGCGATCTTTTTGCCTAAAGCACCCTCATCCATGACAATTTTCGAAATATCGTATTTATTCATCATCGAATTGATACGATTTGATAACTGAGTAATATCTTGACCACGATTGAGTTCTTCTTCAACGAGGTAAATAATTGGTGATTTCTCAGACCACGCAAGCACCGCTAATGCATCCGCATCTTTAAGTCCAATGTCGACCCCTAAAATGTAAATGTATTTCTCAGGTGGTAGCGTTTTATAATCGTTAAGATCCTCGTTCCATTTAATCCAAAGAGTATCTAAATCAAGGACCCAATTATTTCTCCACTCACGTTGCAATGTTGGATTTGTTTCGTCCCAACTTTTCTTTTTTTTAAGATCTTCAATAAATTGATTTGCATTTGGAAGATATGGATTATTCAAAAGCGTCCATTTGTGTACCGAGAATCCGTGCTTACCTTCGTGTGTGATTTCGTAAAAAAATCCCCTAGGAATAGGGCCTGGCGTGCCTGTGATAGCAAGCCATGAATCATCGTAATCAGTGAGGGTTGGAGTAAGCACATCATCAACCAAAGTAACAATATGACTACCAAAATCCTGAGCTTCATCGATAGCTGCACCAGGAGTTTTAATACCTTTAAGCCTTCTAATAAAATTTTTAGTGTCAGCACCAAAAAGCTGTAAACGAGCACCATTAGGATGAGTAATAGAAAGATTGAACTCAGTAAATTCACATCCAATTTCATATTTTTCATCCTGTTCTTGCATGACTGGCCACATGATATTCCGTGCAGATTCTCTTGTAAGTGCAATATATGGAAAGAAAGCCCCAGGATGTTTTTCCATTTGAGCCAAAAATCTCAATGCTAATCCATTAGACTTACCTGCTCGACGTGAGCATTGCGCAGCTACAAATCTATTTTTATCTTTAATAAATTCATTTTGTTCCTTAAAATTTGGATCTAAATATTTATTAATAGCATACTGTTTTGATGCAGATAGCTGCTCTGCAATAATTTTCTCAGCCAGGCTCGATAACTGTTTCTTCATTTGATTTTAACTTACGATATTTAAGAATCATGAGCTGCTCTTCTGTACTGAGTTTTTCAAATTCTGAAGGTTCGTCTTTTAGTTTTCCAAAAACAATTTCCCAGAGACCTTTGAGCGCATTAACATCGCCACTTTCTATTACTTTAGAAATAATAGCCCCAAGCATGCGCTCAAATGTTGAAATTTCTGGACCTGCTTGACGCTCCAAGAATTGTTCTTCGGTTATTTTAAAATAAGCAAGGATAAGCTTCTTGGCTTCGCCTTTATCTTTGGCAATTTCAATACGTAATTCTTGAGGCAAAAATGATTTAGCGCCATTTGGGTTACCAGATTGACCTTTTTTCCACTTATGAGTTGGATTCGGATTGCCCATTAAATCAGAATTGAAACAATGACATTTGTAAGAGGAGTTGTTGCTACAGTTCCATTTTTAAAATGGAGATAAAGTTTAAAATCATCTTGTTCCATTTTATCTAAAGCCGGCACTTTTTCTCGGGACAAAGTCACTTCTGATCCCATTAATCCGGGTATGGTTAAAGCTTGATGAACAAAAGCGAGTCTTACTTGTTCCATGTTATTCACCTGCTCCTGTGATAATATTGCTTGGATCTTGGGCGGTCTGCCCGGCTTCCTTTTCTGATCTAAGGATAAGTCCATACTGCTCCTCGAGAGATTCAATTTCTAATAATTTTGATGCGATCAATTTATCAAATGCATGACGCTTAAATCGTAAATCTCCTAATTGTGCGCATGCCAAATTGTATTTTGCTTGGATTTCTTCTTTGTTCATATAAACGGATTAAACTCCCAGGTTTTTGGTCTGTAACTCTTAACCATTTTTGTAATGTGAGAATAAGTTTTAATTTTTTCAGGCACAAGTTTTTTAGCAATTCCGATCCTGCGCCACATGGGCTTAACAAATACCCAATCTAGAGCTGTGTCTCTATAAACTGCATAACCGATGATGGTATCTATATCATCTTTGAGTGCGCAAACTTTTATAACCGTGTTCGGGATCAATGCCTCTAATACTTTTTGATAATTTTGTTTAAAAATATGCTCACGCATCAAGCGAAATGTTTCATTACCAAAATAGAGCCCGTTTAACCAAGTATCGTAAATATAATTTAAATCTTCTATGCGGACGTTTCTCACTATAAAAATGTCATCAATATTCTGATTCGTCATTGTCACGCATGATCTCTCTGAGTTCACAGATAATTTTATGAGCATGAGAGCGCGAGATAGAGAGTTCAGCTTCAATTTCTCGCACGCTCATGCCCTCACTATGCAATAACCAAATCATTTTTTGCTCTTCGTCTGCAAAAGTATACGAGGATAAAAAATGAACTGCATCTGTGTAGTATTTTTGCTGCGCTGTAATAAACTGAATGTCTTTCCGTTGCCATCGTAACGAATGCCACGATTTCAAAGGCCGTAACTCGTGTACAGTATTTTCAATGTCAATGAAACCCGACTCTTTCAGTTTGTCATACCAGCGGGCTTGAATTTCTAAAAAGTTATTTTTTCTTAACTGTTTTAGCTTTTGACGCACTTTTTGCTGATTTCTTAACTTTTTGACTTCTTTTTTTCATATTTTTAACTCCTTTTAACAATTTGCGTGATTAAACTAATTAAGTCAAATAGTTTTGGAGAAGTTTGACGGATAAACATCAATTGAGGGGATAAAATGATTAACGAAAATATCAAATCGCCGCTACAGAGCCGAACGATGGTTGTGAATGGAGTTTTGGGCTTACTTGCATTTATTTCGCTGTTCACTCCAGGGGCCGAGTCTTTAAAAGGATTTATCGACTCACATGCTAGTCAAATTGGGATTGTTTGGAGCGTAATTAACATTTTATTACGAGCGATCACTAAAGATCGCATATCGTTAAGTGATTAATGATTATTACAATACTTGAGGCATTGATTGCGTTGCCAAAAATCGGATCGCTTATAATGGCAATTTGCGGCCAAATCTCACAATGGTGGATATCCAAACAAAAAAAGGACACGCTTGAATTACTTAACGAAGCCATGATCGCTACAATGCGCGCGCAAACCGATGAAGATCGATATAAAGCCGCCGAAGCGTGGCAACTTGCACTCAGTCGATCGAGGATCTCTTCATGAAGCTTCCAATTTTGCTCTGTATTGCATTTTTAATTTCATGTCGATCTGACAGGCCACCTCCGATGACTATTTGCATTCTAGATCGTTTTGGAGGCGGTCATTGTGTCGATCCAACTGGCGCGAGAATTTATAAATATCCGAAAGACCTCGAAAATTACTGGTCAGCAAATGCAGACGATATGCGAGCGTATAGCGCGTGGTGTTACGGAATTAACAATATCGATGATCCGGTAATGAGTAAAAATTTAGAACAACTAAAAAAAACTATTGAGAGCGATCAATGAGACACGAAAATAGACGTAATGATTGCATACGCTGCGAAGAGTTTTTGAAATTTGCTCATCCGAGAATGGTGGAATGGTGGCGATTAATTAAACCAAACTTTAGTCATCTGCATATTTATTGCAGCTATCGCGACGTGAAACAACAAAATCAAGCGTATGACGATGGTTTAAGCCGCTTGAGATTTCCTAACTCAAAACATAATTACATTTTAGACAACAAACCTGCATCTTTGGCGTTTGATTTATTTCAGCTGTCCGAAGAAGGAATCGCTCTATTTCCGTTCAAACTCTATAAAAGCGTGATCGATCTATCTGAACAACTAAAGCAACCGATTCGTTGGGGCGGTAGATTTCGAGATCTCGGGGACGCGAATCATTTTGAATGGAAAATATAATTTTTTAATTATTTTGTTTTTTAACCTTGTGCGCGTCACGATTTTATAATAATCATGATTTCAGAAGTTAAACATAACGGAGTTAATTTATGTCTTGCACTTGTTACAATTGTTCCGGATACGGAACTGTTTTTCAAATTATCAACGAATCATCAAATCAAATCATAGAATCTAATTGTTATCTTTGTCTCGGCACAGGCATCCTCAAATCATTACCAAAAGTATCTAAATCACAAGCACAAGCTGACGCAGCAATGAATGCAGCAGTTAACGCTCTTAATAATTTTTATAGGATGTAACATGTCTAACATTAACTTAGCTAAAGCTTTAGCAACTGCTCAATCAGAAATTAAACACGCGCAAAAGGACGCAACTAATCCACATTTCAAATCTGATTATTCAACATTAGCTGCGATTTGGGATGCTGCTCGAGGCCCTTTAACAAAGAATGGTTTATCTGTAGCTCAAACTCAACGCTTTGACGGAGATATGATTATATCTGTTACAACGCTTATGCATGTTTCGGGCGAAACAATTATGTCAGAGTTGCCTTTGTTGTTACAACGTAAAGACATGCAAGCCCTCGGATCAGCAATTACTTATGCTCGTAGGTATCAATTAGCATCGATTGTTGGCATTAGTTCAGACGACGACGATGGAGAAAGCTCGATGGGACGTCACAATTCTAATTCATTCGGGGAATATTTAATTCCATTTGGAAAGTTTGAAGGTCGATCTTTAACTGACGTGCCAAAAGACGAATTAAAATCATATGCTCAATACATTAAAGATAAAGCGATTGCTGATAAAAAACCGCTAGTACCTGTAGTACAGGAATTTATTAATCGGGTTGATCAATTATGACTAAATTTGATGATGAGTTTTGGAAAGGTAGAAAAGAATCTTGGCGCAAAGTGCGCTGTAAACGTGGTCATATATTTGACAAAACAAACACATATATTCATACAAAAACAGGCGCTCAATGTTGTAGAAAATGCGCAAAATTAAGAAGTTTAGAATATCGAGCTAGAAAAAAATTAAAATGAATATATCTAAAACTAGTGTTTATAATGTTTTATCTGTATGTCGTTGCGGTCTAAACGTATCTATTCCAGTGCAAATGCATGATAATAACTACGTAGAGCTTTTGGAAAAAGAAAATGCACGTCTAAAACGAAGAATCGGATCTGCTAATCAATTAGCTAGTCTACTTGAGCAAGTTTTGGACGCGTTTGAAATGTCTGATAATTTTAAAAATGATATTAATAACGAACTAAAAGAATTTTACTCAACTTTTTGATAGTTTTAATTAATACGGACAAGGAACGTGTTTAAAATTTTCTGACGACCTAGAAAAACCGTATTATTTGATGCACTCTAATCATATAGAGTGCATCGTTTTTTTATTTAAAACATAATATTATGTATAATGTTTTAAATGACACCCGAAACAAGAATAAAAAGATTGATATGCTCATACTTAAAACTAAAATATGAAGACATTTATTTTTGGGTTACTGACAGGGTTGGAATTTATGATGCAAAAGCTGGGGTTTTTCGACGTAATGTAGATCCTTATAGAATCAAAGGCATATCAGACATCCTTGGAATTTTGCCAAACGGACGATTGTTAGCGATTGAAGTCAAAACTAAAACTGGAAAAGTATCGTCAGATCAGAAATTATTTATAGACAAAGTCAATAAACTCGGTGGGTTAGCGTTTGTTGCAAGATCTATAGATGATGTAATCCATAATTTGGGGGAAAAAATGGATTCAAAAAAATGGGACGGGATCACATTAGAAGAAGCACTCATTGCATTATTAAAAAGTAATAAAAACGTAGATGAAATATCTAAATTCATTGTTTTATTACCTGAAGAATTAAAAATTAAATATCGCGATATTTGGAAAGATATAAGAAATGCGAAGTAGCCATTTACCGTGTAAAAGATGTAAAAAACCAGTTTTAAATAAATTTCAAATGTGCGTACCGTGTCGGAAAAAAAAATGCTTGCACCCAACTTGTAAAAAAAACATTATTGTTGGTGACATGTGTTTTAAACATCGTCAAAGGACAATTACAAAAGCTAAAAATAACAATGAATAATTTTAAAAAAAGATGGCTTTTATTAAGCGAAGATTTTACAAATGATCAACGCGACGCAGTAGTTACATTTGCAGAAATCCTCTGCCAAGTTATTGCCGCATCAAATCCGGCACGTTTTTATTCGTCGCGTGGTGATTTAGTTTATGCAAAATATGACATAGATCTCGAGAAAGAGATTTTTAATTTATTAGAAAAGGATGAAAATGAAGAAAAAAAAAATGACCCAAGAATTTCAAACAGTATCAGTCCGCCTGCGTTTAAAAGACGTTAAAAAGCTAAAAAAAGTTGCGTCTGAAAAATATAGAGGAAATTTCGCGGAATTATTTCGTGAAATTGTAAAACCTCTTTTAAACAATTAAAATCCTTGGCTGTTAATATTTATAGTTACAGTCCCACTTCCAGCAGTTGGAACCCATTGGGCACGAATAAATTGATAACAAATTTGCGTTGTTGGTATCAATGTGACAGATCCGGTTGTAACAGTTTCAGAATCAATATTTGACCAGTTTGTTGGTGTAGTTAAATCATTTGATCCTTGCAATACTAGATTCCCCTCTAGCGTATTGCTGCTAAAATTAGCTTGCAAGCTTACTGCATAAATTTGGCTGCAATCGATAGCATTACTATCTACAGTTAAAGAAGCATTAGCTTTATAGATAATTGCTTGGCTTAAATTTCTCATTTATAATTTCTCCTCTATTTTATTTATTCGTTTTTCATGAGTGTCAACACGTTCAACAATTGTAGCCATTTTGTAATTTAGTTGATCTACTGATGACGCAATATCGTGTAAATCTTTTGATATTTTATTGATGCCAAAAACAATCATAAATCCAATGATGCTAATACAAATTTGTAATATTTGATCAATAGTCATGTCCACCACCTCCCGAATGGATTATCACCTGGAAAGAAGATGCGGACAAGATTATTCAAATTTCCATATGTATTTTGGACATAATTTGACCAATATTCTTTTATTTTATTTGCTATAAAAGTATCAGGCAATTGCTCAACAATTAACTGCGTGAGCATTTTATCACTTGTGTCTTCTTTTGGTCTTCTGGTTGTGATGATTATACCTGCATACAAACACAACCATTCAAAAGGATTTACCCATTTTCCCGAACAATATTTCAAAAATCCTATTAATCCTGGTTGTCTTCCAAACCATGCTTGTGCTTCAAATTTTCCAGGGTTAACAGGATTTAAAACATATCGCGGAAATGTTGTTTTGCCATAAGCTAAAATCCTATGCGCAAAGTCACATCCAAAGACTTTTGTTGCTATTGCAAAAGCAATTAGATTGTCAGGTGAATCTATAGCGATATATCCTGGTTGACGCAATGTCATCCCAGGTTGGATCATTAATTGATTGAGCAGATTTTGAAAGTTATCAATGTCACTTGGTAATATTTGTTTATGTCTTTTTAAACATAAATAATATTCGGTTGTAAATAAAGCCCCATTATCACAACGAGTTTCTCCAGGTCTTGACGTAATCAAACCCCAGTCACCAATTAAACTTTTAAAATCTGCTCTTATATCAATCATTGAAATATTCTAATTACTTTGTCACATTTCAATTCATCAGTACCTTGGATTTCATGACATGATTGTTTTTTTACTATTGCTTGCGTTGCGCAGCCTGATAACAACAATAATGCTAATAGAAATAGTTTCATGTTAGTTACCTACGCGTAAAAATTCAATATAAGTTGCCCCAGTATTTCCGCCTAAATTTGGATTAGTTGCGGTTACTTGATAAGTACCTTTAATTTGATCGCCAGCATTGGCTTGAATAGTCACATTATTTTCATTTGATGCATAGAATCCGTTAGTAAAATTGACTGAGTTTGCGTTTACTGAATACAAAGTTGATCCTGTAGATCCGCCATAAATTCTTGTAATTAATGAACTGGTACTTGTTGCTGTACCAGTTCCATTACTTCGTAAAGTGATTCGGTATTTTCCACTAACTGGAACTGTAAATATTCCAGTGGTTGGATTGTAAGCGTTGTGTGTGTCATAATCTTTTGCGCTAGGATTAAAAGCTGTTTCTACTGCAGGCCAAGCTGCACTTGAAGCAGATATGTAACGTGCAGCCACAGTCTCACTTGCTTGTACGACGGCAGGGCCTGAGAGTCGTTGGACATATAAATATGTTGATTCACTTCCTACAATATTTAAAACACTGCCAGAATCTTGATATGCATAAATTTCTATGTAGTCACCGGCAACACAACTAATAAAAGCATCATTATTAACATATGCTGGTTGTGCTGCTAATGTATTGCCAACAATCACTCTGGAATATTCAGCTCCATTTTTATATATAAGTATTATTCTAATATTTGTAGAATTAGCTGAAAATGTAACTTGCGCATTGACAGAGTACAAACCCGAAGTTTTAACATTGTAACGATAATTAGTTACAGCATCATAAGAACCATTAGTGTCAAATTTTATTGAAGCAAATTGTACTTTAGTTGCTGCACCTCCTGAATTTATTGATTGATTGATGCTCCTATAAACACTAGCTGCAACTACTCTTGTATCAGTATCTGCACTTTGAACAGTATTTGATCCCCACCCAACAACAGGAAATTCACACACCATCCAAACACCCACGCCGTTGGTACTAAAATCATATAGATTTGTACCAGCAGCACCAAATGCATAAGATTGATTTAATAAAGTAGTGGTTGAAACTGATTGTGCTTGCAACAATACAGCAAGCTTTTTGTTGGTTGATGCAACTACAGTTCCTATGCCATCATTTCGTGTCGTTGTAGCATCTCCAACATTAGCGATCCCAATAGCAGTGCCATCGGTTGAATTACTACCTTTAGTGTTTGAAAGTGTAGTATTTAATTTGACGTAAGTTGTGTCGATTGTGGCAAAGTCAGGAATACCAAATTCATAATATCCAGTTCCTGAAGTAGAGGAAGATCCAGCAGCTACTTTAATCCAAAGCTTCATATTTTGGCCAGCGCGTTGCCAATACCCGATTTGAGTAGAGTTAGTGCCTAAATTTGGATTACCTCCACTTCCTGTTACAGTTGGAGTATAACTTTGAGCATCTGACATTGCTGGACCCATCGAAAATGGCTGAGGCCCAACATAAAAATCGTCAAACGTCGTTTGTATTGTATTAACAGCAGGGCTACTCGCGGAAGTAGTTTGTATGCATAAAATTGCAATGCGAAACTGCGTCATATTGCTTGGCGTTTGCCAAGTACCACTACATTTTCCTACGCCTGCATTTTGAATAAAATTGTATACACCTGCTGGTTGAATCCATTGACTATTAGTTACATCCCAAATGTACATTGACCAAGTATTGCTAGAAGTCCCAGAATAATTTTGAAATGATGCGCCAGTTGTAGCTTGGTATAAAAAGTTAGTTGCTAGAACTTTTGCTTGGTCTGAAATATCAATTGTAAAAACTTGAGAAATGATTCCTTGTCCTGCGGTGAAATTCGTAGATGCAACATTAGAAACTTGTAAACTATATTTTCCACTTAAAGGATTTGTAGCCGTCGCAGCTACAGTCATGCTGGAAGCTGATCCTAATGTTGGAGCCGTTGATGGAACTGAACCTGCGGTATAACCTGCAATATTAAATAATTGCCAACCGCCAACAGTATTATTTTCAAAATTACTGCCTACTTGTGCGTAATTCTTCCCAACAATCGGAACATTAATTTGTCTCCAATAACCCAGTGCAAAGTCAGCTTCGAATGTTGATCCGCCAGTGTTTGCTTGCAAACAATAATAAGAATTGTTCCCGTTTACGACCATGTCGCCAACTGCATATGTAACAGCAGTTGCCCAAGGTACACCAATAGCTGCACCGACAAACCGTCCAGTTTGATTAAAATTAGCTTGAAGATTATTTGCTGTGTTGTTTGGACCCCAAAGAATTGGTGAACTCATTTTAACCTCGGAAATTTAATAAAATGTAACCGCTAATCGCATTACCAGTTAAGCCTTTGATAGATATTCTAGTAGATGCAGCAATTGCGATATTTAGTGAAATTCCACCCGGTGGAATATATGCGACATTAACTTCTGCTCCAGCTGCTCCTGTGGCTAAAATCATAGCTTGTCCACTTGAATCAAATATATCAACCCATTGCACTGCGCTAGAAAGCGATGGAACTAATTGATTATATGACGTCGTATCCACCATGTTTGTTGCATAATCATTGTAAACAGAATCATTTGCTTTAGCTAAACCCCCAGGTTTTACACTCCAAGTCCCGCTTTGAGAAACTGGTTGAGTCACTGCGCTTCCATCAACTTTAAGCGCAGTCATTCCGGAAATTCCTTGAACTGTGATTACATCACTAGATGCAGTCCCTGCGGTTCCAAGTGCAGGTTGTTTTGCACTAGTTGCTGCCCCAGTGGGAAGTGCGCTAGCTGATACTGTAACATTGCCAGTATCACATGCAGTCACTTTGCCATTTAGCGTGGATAAAGTAGATTCAGTAGCTGCTCCTGTCGGTAGCGCACTTGCTGCTACTGTTACGTTACCAGTATTGCACGCAGTTACTTTTCCGTTAAGCGTTGATAGCGTTGTTTCTGTAGCTGCTCCAGTCGGTAAAGATATTGTACCCGACACATTGTTAATGTTCCATGTTCCGCTTTGCGTTGCTGCAACAGTACCGGACACTGTTACAGATCCTGTTACGTCTGCAACGAGTGCACCACTTGGGTTAACTTTGACGTTTACATAACCACCACCGCCGCCAGTGGTAACGCCTGTAATGACAGATCGAGTAATAGACGCTAACGTTGTGTCACTGATTGTGTCTGTAATTTTAGTGTAGCTTGACGTTGCTCCACCAGCCCAACATGCGGTGTAGATAATCAAATTTGTAGCATCTGACGATGTTTTGCTTACATCAACCGTCATCGGGAGATTAGGGTTTGTTAAACTTGGATTTAATGACGTGTTTGGTTGTTTTACGGTGTGAAAATTGACCCAAACTCCGTCAGGAGACATGACATCAAAAAAAATAGATGCAGATCCTAACCAACCAAAACGAATTCTGAAAAGATTTGAATATTGGAGATTGATAGCTTCTGGAGAATTGTTGCGAGTAAAAGCTGATCCAGCAGCACCTGTTAATAGATCACCATTCCAGGATGATCGATTTACAAATGTATCAATTGAATTATTTCTCAGCGTTAGACCAAAACTAGTCCCGTTATACCCAATGAAAAATCCATTTGTAGAATCATAAATACCAATTCGTTGATATGAGTCAACACTTGTCGGCAATGTAAACGCAGCTGTAAAAAGAGAATAGACCTCTGCACCTGGTCTGTACTCAATTGTTTTAACAGATACACCTTTTGACTCAGCGGTTACAGCTGTGCCGGTTTCATATAAAGCGTGCCCGTTGCTATAAGTGACACCTCCTCCGCCAGAAGCAGTATTTGTAATATAAGTTGCGCCTGGGGCTGATTCAAAATTAATTTCAATTTGATTATATCGAGTAGACGCAATATCAGTCCCAAAAACATCCTGAGATGTTGATGATTCAATGTTGACGTCGATAGCATCTTTGCTACCAATCAAAGTTGTAGTTAAATTTAACCCATTTTTATCAACTAACTGAGTCTTTTGAGATCCATCAGTTTGCGCAGCCAATGTAGCAGCACCAGTAGGCAGAGCAGATGCATCAACCGTGCAATGGAATAATGCTCCGTTAGGTTGCTCCGCAGTGACCGTGCCAATAGATCCAGAAAACGTGGTCGATGGAAAACGTATGTATAGATTTGCCATGTGTTAAATCTCTTTCGCCGATAAAAACATGTTTAAAACACCTGTGCCGCTTGTGGGTACCCACCTCAAACGCATCCAAGATGCTGGCATTTGATTCAGATCAATTATTATTGTTCCTGAAGTAGTTATAACTGGTGATGGAGACAACGCTAATGCAACCCAATTGCCAGCGTTTAATACGTTTCCTTGCGCATCTTGATCGTAGTCTGCGGAGAATTCTACGAGATATTCCCCGGCTGGAGTCCCTGTAGAATTTAATTGTATAATCAAATTATCTAAAAACATGACGTTAGTGACAGGACTAACAATAATAGACGACATATCGCCGTTAGTAATGGCCTTAAATGTCGACAGTACATTTTTTCTTGGCATTAAGCCCCCTTTGTTAGGTTCGGTATGATTAACCTGGTCTAATGATGTTAAATTGTCTTATTGAGCCTCAGCGCGTTGACCCTGTGTTTGTTCAAGCCCTGGTAATTTTTTTAACGATTTCAACGCTCCAATAGATCCATTTTGCATCTGTGGTTGCTGGAATCTTGATTGCATGGATAATATATTTTGAGGTTTTAGATTTGGATCAATAGGAGAATCTAAAATTATGCTCAATCCAAGCTTTTGCGATTGGGTTAAATCCTTATTTTTAAGTTTCAAATCAATCATTTGATCTAAAAAGTTCTTTTGAATTTGTTTAAACAGATTTGGGTACATTGCGTTAATGTCTATAACGTCTTTAGGCAAAAGATTACCCTGTTTGAAATGATCAATAATGATCAAAGGATTACGAGCAATATCTACGGTTCTATTATATTTAGATTGATCCGCAAAAGAGATCTGTCTTTTACCTGCAATCAATGGTCCTTGAGGGTAATTTTGTCTTAAATATTGTCCTATTCCAGCAATTGTTGAAACAATACTAGCACCGTGATCAGGCATATAATAGGCAACTTGATTGTCTGCTTCGATTGCTTTTGAAAAATCAATGTTTGCTACTTTCTTTTCAAAAGTTTCTCTTTTTTCTTTTTCACGAGCGTAATCAATAGCAGCAACTTTTATCGTTGGATCAAATGCATCTGTAACTTGTTTTCTGATTTTAACTTGTGCTTTTGAAGCTGCTTCCAAGTATTTTAATCCGCCTTTAAAAGCAGCTGGATTAACTGGTGCACCTCCACTTAGAAATTTATACATCATGATTCTAAGAGCATTGGCATCTTTTGCCCCAGCTTCGGTGGTCAAATCACCAAACATTTTAACGTAACCATCTAAAATGTTTTTAGTCACAGCAGGGGCATATTTATCAGCAGTCCATCCCAATAAAACACCTAACCAACCGTATTTTGCACCTAGAAGTGCTGTGATTAGAGTTTTCCAGCCTAGAGTCATTCGACTGCCGTTCATGAAACCTTTTTCAAACTGTTGCCTAACATGGATAGCTTGAAGAATAGTTTTTAGGTCTTTTTCATTCATCTTGGGTAATTTTTCCAAGATTTGCATTGTTTTAATGTCTTTTCCTTTCATTGCTCGTTGCAAGAAAGGTTGAACATTTTCACGAGTTAACCCTTTTATTTCTTCTATTTTTGCTAAAGAATCCGCTAATTCTGCATTTGCTTTTTTAGCAACCTGATCAATTTCAAAATATTGAGTTCTTTTGATTAGTTCATTTAAATAATCTTTTACTTCAATATCTAATCCTAATTCATCAATAGATTTTTTCCATGTTTCTACATCTTCAGTATTTTTTAATAATTTTTCTAAATCTAATTTTGTTTTTAGATCTTCAAATCTAGCAGCAGATATTCCTTCGTTCATCCACGCTTGATATTCATGCGTTCCTGTAAAATCTTTATTTTTCGTTAAATTTACGTAAGCTTCGATGGGTTCTATAAACTTTTCTTTGCTATTAGATTCTACTTTCTTCAATAATTCTATTTGTGGTGGGGCGTTTAATCCATCTTTTGAAATTAATGTTCCAATTTTATTTCTGATAGATTGTTCGTCTTTGTAACCAAAGTCTTTTAGTTGTTCTAAGATTTTCATTAAATCAGCAGAAGGTTTTATTTTTTCTGCATATTCTTTGAATGTATCTTTTAAGTAATCGCTAAAAAAAGTGTATGTCCCTTTGTAAAAGCTAGATAATTCACTTTCTACAGGATTTCTTACACCTTTTGTAAATCCTTCTTGTCCAATACCTTGCAAAATTCTTTTTGCTCGTTCAGCTGGTACTTCTAGAGGTCCCTCTAAAATTCTATTGACGTGATTAGTTAAATAATCTGCAATATTATGAGACAGTGTACTTTCTTGTGACCTTCTAAGTTCTATCTCTTTTGTAAATCTTTCAACAAGATTTTCTAAATTAACTTTTTCATCTGCTTGAACAAGTACATCCATCGCTTCTTGTGCGGATTTAAATGCTTTTTGTCCTATTTCTTGAATAGCTTCAAATATAGGTTTATCTTGTGAGACTGCATTAGTTTTAATATTTTTAATAGATTCATTTTTAACTTGAGAATAAATAGATTCCCATTTGTAAAAAGCTTCTTGCTTGTCTTTAATTTGACTATAAATTTCTTTCTTTAAATCTTTTTTAAGGTCTTTTAACTTTTCATTGTATTCATTGACTGTAATTTTTTTATTTAGAACATCTTCATCTAATTTTGATCGATGTTCAAAAAGCCATTGGTAAACATCTTGAAATTCTTCTGCATTTTCTGCGTTAATTATATCGTTGTAACGCAATAATTTTTCTTGAGTTTCAACACTAGGACCACCAACAACACTAAGAAACTTCTTAAGTATTGGAGCAAGTTCTATTTCATTGCTCATTTTATCAGGATTTGAATCATCCTGAATTCTTTTTAATGTTTTTTCTAAAGCGACATCTTTTGCTAATTTAAAAGGAGCTGCAATAATAGGTTTTGCCGCACCAAACAATCCACCGATCATCGCGGATGTTAATATTTCATCTCCAAGGTATGCCATGACATTTTCTGATGTCGATTTTGGATCTTGAATCATCATGTGGCTCAAAGCATCGCCAGTTCCAAGGATTCCAAATTCCATAGCCTCTTTTAATGCTCCACGATTGATCCTTTGAGCAAGAGACAATACTTCACCTTCTTTTGCTCCAAGTCCAAAAAGCTTTAAAGCACCAAGGCCTGCTTTTTCCATGACACGTGCTTGGCCACCTGGGATAAATTCTGATCCAATTAGACCAGCAGTCTCGCCAGCAAATTTAATCCAGCCAGGTTGGAACATTTCACGTTTGCGAATGTTTTCCGGTTTATCACCTAACTCAATTAGAGCTTTAGTCCCTACACCGAAAGGGATTGCTCCTTTAGTCAAGTTTTCAGCAAACCCTTTTATTCTTTCTTCTGGGGTATTGTAAATGCTTGATTGAAGCAATGAATAGAGCTGAGTTTGCGTTGGTTGAGAATATCCAACATCTTTGGATAGATAGTTTTGTGCATCAAAATAAGGCAATGTAACTAATTGCCCATCAGGATCATTGAGTGGCACATGGTATCTAGGATTAGAAAATATCTGAGGTGCAATGTCCGCAGGTATGGCTTGATATGTATTTGTTTCGGTATCAAAAATTAAACTTTGAGCCATAGTTATCTTGCCTTTTCAAAACCTGAAGGGAGTTCTTGTTCAGTTTTTTGATATCCTGTGGGTTTTTTTCTAACAATTGGTTGTGGAACATATTTAGGCAAATTAACCCCATATGCGCTCAATTCAGGGTAATTTGGAACAAATCCAGGAAGATTTAGAACACTAGCAATTGTTGATCTGAAAAGCTTAGATTTATCCTCTAATGTTTTTGCATTGTCAGTTAATAAAGGAAGCATTCCTTCTAAATTAGTAACTTCAAACTCACTAAATTTCCCTGCCAACGCTCGAGATAAAGGTCCTAAAATTTCTGCTTTTAATGCAGATATTTTATTTTTAGTTTGAATTGGAGCAGTAGCTTTAGATCCTAAATAAGATAAATCCATCAATTCATTATATGCTTTTTCAAGTTGTCCAATTCTTGAAAGATTAGAAGTATATTCTTGAACGTCTTTATACATTCTTTGACTTTGTTCAGGAGTAATCATTCCAATCATTTGATATGCTCTAATTTGAGCTTCTGGCTTACCTCCTGCGCCTTGTTGCATGGTTTTCAAGAAATAATCTTGCATAGCAGCTCTTTGAGCAAGTTCCTGGAATTTAATTGCTGCATCATTATTCAATTGTGCAATTAAACCTAAAGCTTCATTAGACTTTAAAGCTCCTTGTTGTTTATTCAACTCTTGTTGAATTAGATTTGCATAATAGCTTTTCATGACAGCAGTTGTCATATCTAAGCCATCATTGATGTTCTTAAAATAATCAGTATAAGCCCGAAGAATATTATTACCTTGATCAAATGTTTTTTGTTGTGCTTCAATGTCTCGAGTAATTTGATCATTGATCCATTTTGATGCCATGTTCTCCTGACCAGTAAGTCCAGCTCCAACACCTGATATTAAAAGTCCTATAGCTGTTACAATTTTCTGTGGAACAGTTGAAACATTTGAATGAATCCATCGATTGGGATCGATCGATTGTTGAGAAAGCATGTCTAATGCTTTTTTACTTTCTTTTTGATAAGCGTTTAAATAATCATTTTTTCTAGTTAAAAGAGCTTGATATTCGTCGTTTTGTTCTTTGATTCTTTTGTTAATTTCAGAAGCTGTGTCAGTATAAACTTTCATCTGATTTTGGATAGCTTCACGCTGTAATCCGTAACCAGTAGCTAATTGTTCTTGCAACCATTTATAACCCATTGGGTCATAAACTTCTCTTTGAGCTTGACCTATGCCAGGAATTTGCTCTGGCTTTGCTCCATGAGCTTTAGCCATTTCTTGCTCATATGATAATTTTCCTGGCTGTGTTGGTAGTTGAGTTGGTGTTAAAGTTTGTTGAAATTGTGGAATTTCAACTTGAGCTTCTGGTTGTGTGATTCCAGGTTGAATAGCAGAAAAAGAAGACTCAGGTTGTTGCTCTTGTTGTTGTTCTTTTAGAACTCTAGAATATTCACGTGTAAAAGGGACAATAGTTTCTCTGGTTTTTTGCTCTGAATAACCAGGAATCATCATTTCTTTGATTGGTTCAACAAAAGTAGATTTAAGCGATTCTTTGTATAAATCACCAAAACCTCTTTCTGGTTGTTTGACTTGAATAGGTTCTTGTGCTGGATAAGTTTGACCTTTAATTTGTTGAGAATATTCAGGAGTAAATGGTGGAATTATTTCTTTTTGCAGTTTTTCTTGCTGTAATTGTTTTGAATACTCTGGACTAAATGGAACCTGAGCATTAATTCCTGGTCCAGCTGGAAGATCATTTGGGGATCTATTCAAATCTTCTCCAAAAGGCTTATTAAACATTTTATTAGCCATGCCGTAATAATAAGCCCCCATAGCTTTAGGCATATGCTGAGTGTATTCAAATTGTCTTTCTGGAGTAATTTTTTTACCTTTGTATGTAGCATTAATCCAATCTTTAGCTCCCATATGATATGCTCCAATTACATCATCTGTTGGAACACCTTCCCTATATAAATCTGGAGCATTTGATTGCAATTGTTTTTTAATAGCTTTTAAATAATACCCCGATCCTAAAATGTTTTCTTTAGGATCAAAAACATTTTTAACTTTGTACCCTTCATTTTCTGCATCTTTTAAAGCACCAGAAGTTAATTGCATTAAACCTTGAGCAGGAGGTCTTCCCACGCCTCGTGATCTACTCTTTTTTTCATATCCAGGGATAAGACCACTTTCATTAATTGCCAATGATTTTAAAACAAAAGGGTCAATTCCAGCAATTGCAGCAGCTTCTTTAAAATATTTGTCATATTGATGCGGTTTAGCAATCTGTTCCGCTTGGTTTTTAAGATTTTCCTCTGGAATATCTGTAAACCCTTTTTTTTCGGTAAATTTTAATGCAGCAGGATCTCTTGTTTCTTGAACCATTCCGCCTTCAGCAAAATGCTGTAAAGGAATTTTATCTAATACTTTTTTAATCTCAGGCCTTAATTTGTCATGCTCAATTACAATTGTATGGCCATCTGGATGTTCTAAAACAGATTGTTTTTCGTCTGATTTGATTTTCTTAAATTTTGTAACATCGAATTTCATGACAGCCTCTTTTTTGCGAGGATTGCTTGAACAAATTTTTTACTTTTTTCTGCTGCATTAGGTCCATTCACAATTGACCTAGGAATAACAATTTCCCCAGGGGAAAGCATGGCATGAACAGTGTCATTCTCTCCGTCATCTCCACCAAATTGAGCTTTTCCTGGAACTAGTCCACCATCAGCGAAATAACCGGTATGAACATAATCACCTAAAATAGATCCTGTATTTGTAGATCCAAATCGCATTGGAGGAAGGATAGGTTCTTGGACCATACCACCATTTGCATAGTTAGATGTCGTAGTTAAAACGGCTTGGTCAGGCCTGCTCCCAGGCTCTAGGCTGTAACTTACTGGTCCTTGATTAAAAGCACTTTGTGATGGAGACATTTGTGTTTGCGATGCTACTGATGCAGCTGCTGATTGTGGTGCCATTGCCATCAAAGCTGCTTGACCAGCAACATTCATAACACCACCAATTGCAGCTTGCTGTGCTCTAGATTTCTCAATTGCAAGTTGTGCTTGAATCCTATTTTGTTCAGCTTGGGACGCCATCAATTGACGTTGTTGTTCTGCGGTCAACCCCCCATATTGTTGTAGAGCAGCTTGTTGCTGACTTATAGTTTGTCCTGTTAATTGTCCTAGTGCTTGTTGTGCAGCTAATTGTTGTTGAGCGCGCAAGGTTGCAGCTTGTCCTATTGCTGTTTGCTGAGCTTGTTGTCCTGCTTGCGATGCTAAACGAGCAATTGATCCTACGTTAGCCCCAGCACCTCGTTGAGATGCCATGAGAGCCGCTTGGCGTGCTGCATTTGCTGCTGTGGCTTCCGCTAGCTGTGCTTGAGCGACATTTGGGCCCTCGCCTCTTGCTTGAGCAGCTAATTGCTGTGCAAGTTGTCCTTGGAGCTGTGGAGCAGCTCCTCCAGCAGCCTGCAATGCATTGATAAAGTTTTGTTGCTGTCCAATTGCATTTTGGCTTGCTTGCATAGCAAGATTAACCTGTTGAGGCGTGGCTCCTGAAGGTTGATAAGATAAACCAGCACCACCGAATAATTGCCCTAAAAATCCCATATGTCCTCACGATAAAGTGATAGATACAAGCCTTTGACTAAGTGTGTTAAATCCAAGTCTGCTTGCTCTTAATAATGTATTTTCGTCCTGAGAAAATCCAAAAACCCTGTAAATCTTTTTGCGTTTAGCTGCTGCCATGAGTCTTAAAATTAAAAAATCCATGGCTCGATCTCTTATGGCTGGTTCGATGTCTGGATTTGACACCAAAGAATCAATCATCCCGACGTTTCCTTCACAAACTCTCAAAAATCCCATGACGACTGGTCCAGAATCTTTAGTGCGAATCAGATAACCCAGCTTTGGCACTTCTATTGAGTTTGGAATTTGAATTTTTCTTTTTTCCAACCAATCGAGCAAATAATCAGTATGCTTATCAAAATCAAATTTTTGGCATGAGAATTTAACTGACTGATTGAGAGGCTGGTAGTTTTGGATGTCCAAGCTTAACTCCCACGGTTAAATTGAGACCTGAAAGCGTAAATCCTGCCCCTGGAATGGTATTTAATGATCCGTCAAATTGCTCTTGAATAATCATTTGAAAACTTTGACATTTTTGTTTGCTTAGAAAAATTCTGAATTGTTCAAGAGTTCCAGGACCACCATAAGGATTAGTAGATCCATAAAGAGCATCATTACCGTAAGGGTTAGTATAATTTGTTGGTGTAATAGTTACACTTTGTTGAGATCCATTATTATAATCAAATGCAATATCGATTAATAATTTGTGTGGTGATGCATAATTTGAAATTAAATATGCATAATATGCACGCTCTAGACCTTGAAGGCCTGCTAAATTTATCCATGATGTTTTGATTTTCATATTTACTGGCTTATTCCCATCTTGATAGCTACTAGAGCTTTCTTGATAGACATCGCCGTTTTTATTTATAATTGTGTGTTTCCCGTTATAAATAGTTGCTCCTATATTATTTATCCCAGTAAATGTGCCCCATTGACCAAAATAGTAGTCATACATGAGCGTGATGCCGTTATCTAAAGTGAATCTTACTTGATTTGTTCCTGGAATTGTTAGTGCGCTGAGAGTTTTAAATGAATTAAAAGCTTCAACCGGCGCACCTATGTATGTAGTTGATAAATCACGAGCTAAAAGCCAACGGCCCTTGTCTGATTCAAACATCAAACCATTAGGCATGAGCACTATTGACTTAGTGTTAATGCAACCGATCGTGGATGTAATAAAAGTTGGATCGTTAAAATCATTATTGGCCCCAGTAATATCCGGACCAATGCCAGTTAAATAATAAATTGATTCTTTTTTGAAAATAACAAGTTTGTCATCCATGGCAGCCAGTGCCGTAATTGTCGCTCCTGAATCATTTACAACTAATGATGGAGATACATAAATTGTTTGAGTTTGAGAAAACTCAACCGGGACACCTTCTAAAACTGGTTTTGAAAACCATAGAAGGTTTTTATCTTCAGCATCTACAAGCCAAAGTCTGTTTTTATATAGAGCAATTGCACTAGCAGCAGGCGGAGAACAATTGTCTAAAACTCCTCCAGTTGTATATATGGTTGGGTTTCCAAGGATTGATGTATTTGAAGCTTTGTCTACGCTGAAAACATATGATGTAGAAACGGTTAAATCATTGATCAACGGATCATAAGAAGTATCAGCTATGACATCATGGAATATTTGCTCATTGGTTGACCAACGATAAGGAACTATTTTAGGTAAATTATTTTGAGTTTTATCAGTAATCCAAATTTTTGGAACAAAAATTGAGACCGTACAATTATTTTTAGTTGGAGTGAATCCGCCAATAGGAAATGACGGAGAAGTCCCACTCTTTATTTCATTACCTTGAGCATCAGTATAACTATAGATTGCTTGATAAAAATAAGGAGCATTTGCAGTTGTTACATTTCCAACACCAATAATAGTCGAAACACCGCTACCCATGGTTGTAGTATTAATTGCTGATCCACCAGGGCTTGAAGATATTGTAAATGTAATTGTTGGAGATGTGGTTAAAATTGTTTTAACATAATACGTTGTCCCAACTACTAAAGGTGATGGTAATGAGCCAGTAACTTCAAATCTAATGGGATCATTTTCTGAAATAAATTTTGGTATGCCTAAACCAAGCGTTACAACCGCAGGGCTTGCATTACTAATTGAAACATCGAACGAATTTGTAATTACAGCGCATTGTTCAGGGAATAAATTAAAATTTTGTTCGGTTATATTAGCACCGTCAAAACATTTAACAATTCCACCAGATAAATTAAGATTATTACCAATTTCGCTAGTATCTAATGACTTTGGAGCAAAATCAAAAATTGCTAAATTAATTCCAGTCTCAGAGTAAAAACCGCCTACATTAGAGCTGGTGATTGAACTATCTGGCTGTGTTCTAAAACCAGATATGACTGTTTTAATTAAATATCCACAATAAAACTGATCGTTTATTTTAGATACGTTAGGCAAAGTTTTTGTGGAAATGTTCCAAGCTGAATTTAGAGCACAAAATTTACCAACTGCATTCCCGTCTTCATCCATTAAAAACAATGTAGGTTGTTGTGAAACGCTTAATGATGCTGACGGATTGTACATGTCATAAGATGCAATAAAATAAGTTTTATCATTATAGACAAATAAATTACTAGCCAGCCCAACACTTTGTTTTAAAATTTGAGTTGTACTACTAAAAGTAAAAGAATTATCCCAATTTAGACTAATTTTATTAATAACAGGGATTTGAGTTAAATTGCTTAATATACTCCCAATGCCTCCATACAAAGGAGATTGAGTAGTATAAATAATTTTTGCGCTGTTTCCTAACAAAGAAAAACTTAAATTATTATATGTGAAAGCTCCAGCAATTGAAGTGTATGGAGTGTTAGCTGCAATAAAATTTAAATTTGCATCGTATAATCTAAAATTGATTGTATCTGTAGTTCCATTATTTAAAAAATAAACTAATGCTAAATGTGCTCCAGTGCTAGAACCATTTGTTGGAGTATATGAATACAATGATATGTAATTAATGGTTATACCAGTCGTATAAACACTAATTGAAACTTGATTTAACAATGCATCAAATTGAACTAAATTTATATTTGATCCATTAATGTGTGCAACATAGCAATTCTGTGGAAATGTTGAAGATGAAATAACAGCATATGGAGAAATTAAACTAGACAATGTATTTGCAATAGTGACAGGACTTGATGAACTGTAGGGATAATTAAAAGGTACTCTTATTGCTAGTAAGTCATTAGTTCCTGTATTTTTTGTATAAAAAATAATAAAGCTGTGAGAGGTAACTATAATGTTTGGATTTTTAGCGCCAGAATCAATGGATTTTTGAGATACAATAATTTGTCCATTTTCAGCATTAGATAATTGATAATAACTAGATCCACTAGAATCAGACCAAATCGTACAAGCTATACCATTTGCAACTACAGTATTTTGTGTGATTTGAGATGTTGCTCTTCTAACAATAGGAAAAGCATTAAATTTGACACTTTTTAATGACCCGTAATCAATCCATTCATTGCTAACCGTGTCTAAACTGTAAAACTTTTCGCCAAAACAAATTAAATTATTTTTAAATGTTGTAACAGTATCGCAATCATTGTCTGGCAAAGACTTTAATTTAGGAAATCCATTTCTTTTTTTTAATAGTCCTTGTTTTTCAAAAACAGCATTTTCAAGCTCTAAAAGCTTTCCAGGTTGGACCTGCCAAGGATCAGTCTTTGTATCAACACCCTGGCTGAATGGTAGATTTAAAGTGCGTTTTTGAAGAGGCATTGTTTTACCTTAGAGTTCGTATGCTACTAGTTTAAAATAATTCATATTCATATCTACACTAACATGAAACTGAACTTTATAAGTATAAGTGCCTGATGTTGGCGTATCAATAAAAAGGAATGGAAGCTGAACCATTGGGGGATTTATATAAAATAAAGCTAAATCAGTAGAATTTCTTAAGTATTTTAAAAAATTCCCAGAATTAGAAACATATGTAAGACATGGATTTGCGCTACCATCTGGAACAATATTTAAACATATTGGCCTACCATTAGTAGTTATTGTTACAGATAAATTTGTTATGTCATTCCAAAATGGACCTGGTCCACCAGATGTTAAACTAAAAATGCCACAACTTGGACTAGTTTGAATATTTAATGAACTTCTCTTTGCATATGTCACGGCACCATCTGCAATCATTGATGTAACAATGCCTTGATTTGTGCTGATATTTGTTGCCATTACCCCACTTGTGTCCATCGTAACAAAAGCAGTGCTTGCCGCAGGTGGTAACGGTAAAGTATTGATTACATTTGACGATAATGTAGGAGATTTAAGAGTCAGTTTATAAGTTAAGCTGCTAGAATTATGAAGGATTAAATCTCCACCTTCAATGTTTCCTGGCGCAGTTGCAGTAGAATTGAAAGTGAATGTTGACCCTGAAAAAGAAGCAGAAGCTGGAGCAACTAACCCACTAATATTACCAGCCGCAGCAGCAATGCCGGAAGCATTGGTAATTTGTATGTCTAAACCATTACCGTTATAAAACCAAAGATCATCCCCTTTAGAATAAATTGATCGATTAGTTGTAATAGATAAAGTTGATGCGTCAATCAATTGGAGCTTAGAAATATTTAACAATCCATAATTTGATAACGAATAATTATCATTAATAGCAATATTTGCTAAATTTAGTGTTGCCCCATTACCAGTGGAATGATCATGACCATCAATTAGATCAAAATTATTGTTAAGTGTTAATGCATAATTAGGACCAGGAGTGACCCCAACTGTTGGATCTATTAAACCGTTAATATTTGCACCAGCAGCCATGCGATCCTCCTAAAAAACAAAAATGTCTACAGTGACATTAGCGTTTGAATTTAATTTTAAAAATTGGGTAGGTCTTTCTTCTGAATCTTGTTTATCGTAGATTAATGCGGAAGCTCTTAATCGAGTTATAAACCATCCTTGAAGCTTCCTATCTAATTTATGTGAGATAATATTATCTCCACTTTTTAAAACAATATTTGTGAGCAGTATTCCGTTTACAATTGGATTAGCTAAAACCGGGTTCAACTGAGCAGCCCAAGAGCTTTGCTGAAGAGCAAACTCATGAATTTTTGTATTAAAGCTAGTTAAAGCCATTAGTACCCACCAAACGACCCGTCAAATCCTGGGCCACCATATGCACCCCAACGCTCGCCCCAAGTTCTAACATTTGAAATGGTATCAGGTTGTCCAACATCTCGATTCATTGCAGTTTCTTCAATGCGTTTTAACAGCGCCATTTTTTGTGCCATCAATACACTTGTGTCAGATTCTTCTTTTTGAAGTGCTTTAATTGCAGCATCTACAACAACGTACTCTGTCCAACCAGAAACACCGTCTAAAATGTCAGTGTCCGCAAGTAACTGAGTCATCCGTGGAATATACCAAACTCGCAAATATTGCCCAGAGCTTGGAGTCGGAATAAATTCGATTTTATTTCCAACTAAACGATATTGAAGATTATAAACACCTAAAAATGTGCTTGAAATCTGTGGAAATATGTATCTATTTCTTTGAATAAAGTTGAACTTTTTTAAAGTGATCCAACCATTATTGCCAAGAGCCAATCCACAATCTACTCCCATCAATTTATAAAAATCTGATGGAAGATCATAAAGTTGTGTAGATCCGTCTGAAGTAAATATGTATGGACTTGCAACATAATAGTCTTCAAAAGTCGTAGTTAATAAATCATACAATTCAAAAGCTGATTGATTAATGTACGCATTCCACTCTGGAAGTGTAACAAAGTTAGAGTTTTCTCGGTCTGCTTTTTGTTGAGCGAGTAACCTAATTTGAGCTAGTGACATTTGACCAGATTTTGTTGGAATTGCAGCTTGTTGCGCTGTTCTAACTCCAGTAGTTCCACTTATAATTCCAGCAATGTCATAAATATATTTTATGCCAATTGAAACGCTAGTGTCTAAATATTGAGTAACATTGCCAGGATTGATAATGGTAAATGTAATATTATCAATTGTCTTTCTGATCTCGTAATCAGTAGCACCAGTGACTTGGCTCCAAGACAATAAAACTTGTCCGTTGCCTTGTTGGACATAAAAATTAGATGGAGCGGGTAAACTTATTGTAGTCATAATATGTTTTGGGGAAATCTAGCATGGAAAGATTCCCCCAAACCTTTTTTACTCGCCTTTGCCTTTGACAGAAGAATTCCTAAGCATAAAATTGAAATATAAAACTGCACCTGAAGCTGGATTCACAGCGGCTCCAGAAGCATCATAACAAACAATGTTAATGCCTGTTCCATCTTGAACGTGAGTGTCAATGCTTGCATCAACGACTTCAACCGAAAAAACACCAGAAAATGAAGCAGATACAAAATTGAAATCACCTGAAAGATATTTCATGTATTTATCTTCAAGAACAATTGTGTAATTTCCAGTTGAGTTTTTCACTACATTTGCAATACCAGAACCTTTAATAGCACCAACAGCTCCAGATGCTCCGATTGCAACATTACCTTCTAAAAAGGTAAGCATGTGGTTAAATCCAAATAAAAACTGCTGCATGTAACGATTTGCCATTTTAGTCTCCAGCGGCCTGTAATTCAACCATGCGCCTACCGCATCCGGTCGCATGGGCCTCTTCTATTGATGTTAAACTGTCTCAAAAAAAGGGGAGAGCATAAGCCCCCCCCCTCCTTGTGCCTAGGAGAATTAGGCGCTGGTGGTCACAACTGCATTGAATCCTGGAGCATTACAAATAAGATTACCGTATAAACCCAATCGAATTTCGAGAGCGTCTGCGGTACCTGTTCGTAGTCCTTCAAGCCCTTCCATACCGTAGGTAAGAATATGTGGAGCTTTGCCCAAAGAGCGCAATTTCCAAGTGTCCATTTGAAGCATATATGCCGTTTTTGCAGGGCAAGAACGGTCAGGAATGACAGAGATAGGACCGTATGGAGCATGGATCTTCATGCCTGCAAAAGCAATGTCTGCTTCTTGATGATGAACATCAACGTATTGCACTTTTGATCCCAATGCCTTCTCTAGTGCTGAGTAAGTAGCAAAGTTAACAAAGCACATTTCAGGCTGTCCACCTTCTCGGGCAACCAATGAGGCTGCATCGATAAGGGATTCCTCTACTGTTTGGGCAGATCCGTCATAGCGGACGCCACTCAATCGAGTAGGATCAGATGAACGATCAACGCCCCAAAAAGAATCACCAGAAGTTGGAGCAGTTTTAGGCAACCAAGCGCCAAGTCCACTAATTTTCAAGTTAGAACCTGATGCAATGATGTCACCGTCTTGAATCAAGAAATAGCCAGCAGACCAGCTAGAAGCTGGAGTACCAGTTGGAGTGCCTTTGATTACACCTGTTGTTCGATTCACAGCGGTCAAAAGCACAGAAGTGGAAGCTACAGGAGTACCGCCGTCGGTAGCCGCTGCAACAATCAACATGCCAACTTCAAATTTAACAACGTCAGAAGGTTCAGCAAGCTGAATCGTTGTTACACCAGCAGCTGTTGAAACAGTACTGATTGTGCCTCTAGAACCTGTGCCAGTTCCAAACAAATCGGACGCCACGTCATTTGACAGAGATCGAAATGCCGTATCAACAACTAGTTTTGACTCGTCTACAAAAGCACCCGCATTATCTTTGGTCGCTTCGATCAATTCATTGGTGATCGTTGCAATTGCATAGTTACTTACGCGGTAAACAAAAAAGCTCTTGAGCGCAGGAGCTGTTTGATTCGATAGCGCGTTGGAAAACGTAGCAGAACGGCCTTGTGGCACTCCATAAATCATTGGAACTGGGATATATTTACCTGCAAACCCACTTGGACTTTCGTCTTTATTAATAAGTGCAAGCAAAGGATTCTTTTTGTAAACAAGATCCTTCATGTAATCGTCGCCAGTGTACAACTCTTTTAGAGCTGCTAATTGATTAGAGACATTTGCAAAAGTTGCCATTTATTTTCTCACAATTAAAAAGATTGGCCTTTAAACGCTGCAATAGCACGCTCCCTGCGTTCTTTTGCCGTTAAAGGTTTTGATCCAGCATTTAGCTGATTCGATAGTGTTTTTAACTGCGGTGCAAGATTAACTGATTGAGCCTGCGACTCTTGCGGCATAAATTTTGATTGAAGCTTTTTAATTTTAGATAACTTCATAGCTTCATCCATCAGGAATTCCTCGACATGTTTTGCCGCTGTCTCAATGTCGAGTAATTGTCCAGATTCTTGATATGTAGATTCTATATAATCTACCACCTGTTGGACTGCTCCCATAGATTTTACCATTTCGTATTCTTCGTTAGAAGATACAAGTTGGTTTACTTCAGATTCTATCTGCTTTTTCGCTTGAGTGTAAGATTCTTCTTGAGCCTTTTGAGAAGTCTTTTTGAATTGATCTTGCTCAGCTCGAATAGCAGCAAGTTCCGCCCGAAGTTGTTTAAGTTCAATATTTTCCGCGCTAGGTTGATTTAAAAAAGCAGTAGTAGCCTCTTCAGGTGAAAACCCTGCTTCAATTAAAGCATCCCACGGAGAAGATTTTAATTTTGATTTAAATCCTCTCTCCCTTTCAAGTTCTTCTTGAAGAATTTTGTACTCTGCTTCTCTTTGAGCAATAGCTTGCTTCATTGCTTGCATTTCACGCGATTGCAAACGCATTGCTTTTTCTCTGCGTGCAAGCTCAGCAAGTTTTGTTGTATCTTCCTGTTGCGGTTTAGTAACTTCTGCTTCTTTAACTTCCTGTTGCGCCTGTGTTTCTGGCACTACATTGATAATTCCCATGCTAATTATTCTCCTTATTATCTCACATTTGCTAACATTTCACTGGTTGGCAATTGTTCAGGCACTGCCATTTGAGGTTGTGCTTGAGCAGCTTGAGCAGCAATAGCGGCTTGAGTCATTTGGACCATTGATTGAGATTGTTGATAGAAACTCATAATTAATAGCTTTTTTTCTGGTTCTAAATCAGTCATTGCATAAACATTGTAATATTGTTGCGAAATCTCACTTGCTTGCTCTAGATTCATGAATTCATCTGGAGGAGTATATATTCCATCATCAATAATTTTATCTAGGATTTGGTAAATCCGCTCTTCCGCAGCATTTGCTAATTTATCAACTTGCTCAATGTCTGGATAATCAAGCAATCGTCTACCTTCTTGTGGGGAAATAAGCTGAGCTTGCATCATTTCAACTACTTTTTGTAATCTCCCTGATGGATCTTTAGGTAAACTTGACGCATCGTAACATTGGATTACGAAAGGATTTTTAAGTAATTCAATGTTCGGAAGATCAATTTTTTCAACTTTATTTTTGTCTGGATAAATTGCTTGATAGCTTCCAGTCTCTTCAGCAATTTCTTTAGCCGCGTCGATAATTTTATACGAGCAATCAATAAACATTTGATCGTAACGCTTAACAAGAGATGCAAAGCGGTCAGCTTGTATATCGTCATATTCTCTGAGAGCTGCACCTGAAGTTAAACCTGCAGGTTTTTGTGAGCTTGCTGCAAGCGCAGAAATCCCACTTTGTTGATAGGCATAGTTAATAAGTCTTTGAAGCTGTGCATAGACTTCTTGAGGCATGCAAGGAGCCACTTCGTAGATCGGTTTAACTCCTCGATAGGTTATAATTGAGCCTACACTGTTATTAAGATGCGCTTTAACAACCTTTGAACCTTCTTCAAGGAAAACTCTTGGAACTCCTGTTAGGTTAATTGCGCTAGCAATTGTCATCAGAAGCTTATTGATTTCAATTTGAGTGCCCATCAATTGTTCTGAAAGACCTTGCCCCCAGAATCCCATCAGTCGTGGGCTGTAATGTAGGAATACAAAAGGAAAATCATTCTTTTTGTATTCTTCATCAAAAATTACTCCAGCACTGCATACAATAGTATGCCTGCCATCTCCTGCATTTTCACCTGATGGCAAATGCCAAGCTTCTACAACGATGATCTGATCAGAGACTGATCTGCTAACTTCTGCGCTGTTATCTAAATATCCAGCCTCAGCTTTTTGGACTGTGCTTTTATATTCCGGAAAATAATTAGCTAAAACGTCTCGATCAATCAATTTAAATTGATAAAGCTGCCTAGGTTCTCCATAAGCGGCTTCGTTTTGATCAACAAAAAGTTCTGCATTCAAAACTCTTTCGAGTTTAACTTTGTTGTCATTGTCTTTAACAATTTTGATGCATCCGGTCCCTGTAACAGCAGCATCTCGAAGAACCAAGCTTCCAAGCTCGTAAGCTTTATTGCGGTAGAATTCTCCAAGCGTGAATTGATTAAGCTGTTTTCCAAGTCGCCGTTCTTTGTAATTTCCATTGTCTGTCAAAAATACCGGTCTAGGTCGTGATTGCGATATCCTGCTTACAAGCGTATCAATACATGACTGAACGACATTCATTGTAGGACGATCGGTCGGCAAATTGTTAGCCATATTGGCTTTTTGCATGCCCGAACCTACCATATTAAAAAGGGGCAAATTCCCGTAAAGGCGTGCAAAAATGCCCATTTGTCTAAAACGATAAAGCTGATTTTGTTTTAAATAATTAGCTGTAGATAACAGTTGTTCGCCAAGGTCTTTTTTTGAGCCTGCTTGCCACCATTTATATGGTTCATCGAGCTTTTTGGTATCGTTTTGAGTTTTTACAGTGATTTTATCTCTTTTAGACCGATCAGATTCAGAAATTTTCATTGTTGATTATCCATTCCGATTCCCGCGGTGATATTTGACCAGTCAATCAAATCTTCATCTGTATATTGATGATCGGTCTCAATGCTGTCGCTCATGTCTTTCTCTTGTGTTGCGACCTTTGAGAACAAAGCTTGTTGAGATAAATTTATTTCAATTCCGCCTTGTTTAAGAGTTAAAA